TAACCATTTCTACTGAGTTTGGCGTTATGCCTCCAACAGCATCAGAACTTGCAAAGGTTACTCTATCTCCTGTTGATAGCCCATGACTACTATGTGTTACTGTTATTGTAGGGCTTCCGCTAGTAACTGCAAATGGATTAGAACCTAGAGATCCTGTAGTATCTTTTAAATTTCTTCTTACAGCGTAGGGTGTACCATCTAGTATCCATAAACCCATGATAGGGCCTGATCCTGTAACTGACCCATAGTTAGAGTCATAATCAGCATAACCATTAATACGTCTATATCCACCAAACTGAGATACTTCCATATTTAACATTCGTATGGCAGACCCCGGAAGCGTATTGGCAAGAGTTAGCGTATCCTCATTCGTATACAAACCCCCTCTGGAGTTTACCAGAACATCTTTTAATGCGTCTGCCATTAAGCATTACCATGTGGTACATTTAGGAGTCTGCCTACCCGTGTATCTCGTACATCTGTAAATCTGTTAATTAGTATAGTACGCATTCTCTCTATACCCTCATCAAACTTAGCCTTAACTACGGCTGCCTGTTGGGTATTGTCTCTGAACATAAAGGAATGATATTGCGCTCCATCTATTACTACGTGTTTAAATGCGTCAGGAACTGACATTGTATCTGTAGCAGAAGATAGATCTGTAGCATACGCAAAGTAGCTATAGCTAACGCTATACGTAGCATCTGGTTTTGGAGTGAAACCTACTTTATTATCTAAGGTGCGGTATACGTATATAGGCTGATCGTAGTCTCCTGTACCTGCCTCTGCATCGCGCTCAAAGAAACGCTTTAGGTACGAGTCATAATTTATTTGCTTTAGTACCCTTGCACCATAATTATTATCTGCATCATAGTTTATTCTAAACGAATCCCAATCTGCAATTTTTAGATCCGTAGCTAACGTGTACTGATCAGTGCCTACTACTAAGGTTAATGTACCTGTAGTGTGGTTAAACGGAAACTCAAATTCTTTTTGTGATATTTCTTGTAGGGAGGAATTAACTGCATCTTTTACTACGGCACGAAAACCCGTGACATTAGGAAAATCAGTTGCTGTAACCTCAACCTCATTCATTCTCCTTAACGTATCATTTACTAATGTAAGGAATGTTGTAGCCATGTATCATCCAAATTAAAGACAGGGGTAGCCCTATTTAAAAGACTACCCCCTAGTACTTTATTAAGCTAAAGCATCTCTCGCTGCAGCAGATGGTTTTGTACCATTTGCGTTGCAATTAATGCAAGTAGCATATACTCTTAAAACCCCAACAGCAGCGGCAGCTCCTGCTAACTTAACATCAATAGTATCTGTAGTACCGATAAATTGAGTATAAGTTGAAGCAGCTGAACCGACAACTGTATTGGTTTGTCCGTTAGTTCCAGCAGCACAGTAGCCAGTGGAAGTAACGTCAGCACCATCAACAATGTCATCACCAGCAGCAAAGTCAATGTCAGCAGTTACACTTGCAGTAAAAGCTGTCATAACTTCAGCACCAGCGTTAAGTACCAATGTACCAGCAGGTATTTCTAGTAACTGAAAGATATCTCCGTCAGCTATTGAGTTACCAGCAGTAATTAATGCAGCTACGTCAAGGTATGCCTCGACATTGTACATTACATTGTTACCATAATGACCCGGCATTACAGCAGAAACATCTGCACCAACACCAGAGGTAGATGAAGCGGTAAGGTCAAAAGTAGCCATTGTCTATTCTCCCCTTAACCAGCAATGTTGTAGTGAGCGCGAACTAGTGCTTCAGGACGAAGAACCTTGCGACCATACAGATGCATACCACGAACTATGTCAGCAAAGCTGTCATTATCACGATATGTTTCAACCTTTTCTACTTGCGAAGCAGTAGCAACGGCAGAGTCGTGACCAGCAACAATAGCACCATAATGTGCGCTTGAACCATTAGTATCAATGGTAGCTGGGCCTGTACCTACCGAAGGAAGGTTGTTTGACATATATACTCTGAAACCACGAACCATGCCAGAAATAATACGACCATTACGTAGAATGTCTGTACTACCTGAAGCAAAATCATTGTTCAATAGTTTAGAGTTTTCGTCATTAAGCTGTTCAGCAAACACTGGATCGACAACAACCCAACGTCCATCACGGTCAACATTTTGCTGATCGAGTAAACGAGCCATACGGTTTAGCACTTCCAAGGGAGTTGCTTCACCAGTAGATCCGTCTGGATGTAGAGCGATTGAGTCGGTAGCAGCACCACCTGAAACAAAGCTGTTACGTGCAATTAACATAGAAGCTAACAAACCGTTGGCTGCTGCTCCTGCAATAGGATCAGTACCTGATTTATCAGCAGCTACTCTAGCGGTTCCTGCAACAGAGCTAAGTGAAGCCTGTTTGAAACCTGTTAAGTAACCTAATACTTCCATGTCAAATTGATCTTTTAGACGATAACCTGCTCTATCAGTTGCCATTGACTCAAAGTTTACATGAGAATGTGCATCTTCAATGTCATCAATTTTAAAAGCAAAGTAGTTTGCTTTATCGACAACTAGAGTGAAGTCATCATCTTGTAGATCCTGTGGCTGTACTTGTGTGCCACGGGCGTATTCTTGAACCGTTATTTCTGGTTCTTTGATGATACGAACTGTATCACCGAAATTAGCGATCTCACCAAAATAATCATTGTTGGTAATGTCCTCGCATACACTGGTTTTACGAAATGCCGATTGCACTTTCTTACTGTAAATTACAGGTGAAAAGTTGCCATTCGGAAGGTTTCCGTAACCAGTAGCTGTTTTAAAAGCCATATTGGTTCCCTCCTATGATAGCTTATATCATGTAAGTTCAGGGCATTTCGCTGTTTATTGGGTGTCCATATCTTAATTAGAGATAAGGGGCCAACTAGTAAAATGGTAGCTAACCTACTTCTAATTTTATGAAGTAACATACCAGTGTGTAGTCATCTTACGATGAGGACATCAGTATGTGATGTAAGGTATAGTTATACATATTAAATATGCATTGTCAACCTTTTTTTATCGTGCTGCACCAGAAATATCATAAATAAATGTTCCGTTGCGTATTGCATTAGTAATTGCCTCTTCATTAGCTTCATACTGTGCAGCAGACATTTTATCCACTTGAGACTCTCTAAATGTACCTTTTTTTATTGCATCTGCATCTGCCTTGGGCATACCCTTAGTAGATATGTTAGATGCTGCCTCAGATGGTTTTTGTTTTTTAGTTAGTAATTTATTCTCTGCCTTATACAGAGTGATTGCCTTACTACAGGCATATGCGTCTGAGTCATTGTCGTACAGTGCTTCCTGTACCCATTTAGGTTGTACAGATGCCCACTCATGGAAAGCAGGGTCTTTACGGATTGCTTCAAAGTCTGGGTGTAGCGTTTTTAATTCGCTCTCTGCTTTCTCACGAACTACGCCCCTCTTCATTTCCTGTAGCTCTTCCATCTCTTTTTTAATACTTGAAGATACTTCAGTAGATTTTTTGAGGGCTATAGACTCCATCATCTTAGAAACATCTGGGTATTTCTGCGACCATGCAGATATTTCTTCTTCTGTCTTAGGTAGTTTAACAGATTTATTAGCCAGTGCCTCTATCTGTTTCTCTAGCTTTTTTATCTCTTTTTTGTGTTCGTCTTGTATACGTTGGGAGTGCCTACGAAGATCTCCATATCGTTTCTTAAATGTAGACTCTTCTGGATCTAGGGCATCTAACTGCTCCTGATTTTCCTCCTCCTCTTCTACTTTATTTTCTAGGGCCTGTCGTTGTTCTACAAGTTCTTTTAGTTCTCGCTCCTCATCCATTGCCCTTCTGTATTTCTTAGTTGCTTGTACTACGTGTCCTTTAACTGACTGATTATCGTGTTCTTCTACTGACATATTTTACTCTCCTTTGTAGGGGCCTCAAGTAGCCTTTCTTTATGAAAGGGGTATCGGGTAGCCCGTAATAATTATTCTTCTGCTTGTTGGTCTGGCCCTTCTTCTTCTGATTCTGTGGTATCTGTATCAGGCCCCGGCTCTTCCGTTGCGTCTATAGTTTCGTTTTCATCTTCTTCTGCTGTAGGCATATCTGCAACCGCACCCATTATGTCTTGCATTTCTTTTTCCATATCAGCTTCTTTTTCTAGGTCTGCTAATTCTCTTCCCGTAGCTTTCTGTTTAGCTTTTTCTAATTCACTTTCATCTAAACCAAAGAAACCACCTACGCCTCTTGTACTTTGAAGATCT